AAATGATTTAAGGTATAGTTCGGTGACTTATCATTATTACTAATGTCATCAGCGATGTCATACAATACAGCACTATTTTTGTTTTCTCCTTTTCTAAGAACTCTACCAATAGATTGTAGATTTCTTATTCTTGATTTAGATGGTGATGCAAAAATAATGTTATGTAATTTTTTGATATTAATACCTGTTGAGAAAGTTCCGTAACTTGCGATGATAACTGCATTAGATTCCTTTTCGGTAATTGCTCGAATTTCCTCTCGGTCTTTTACATTAACACCACCATGTACAAAGAAGATCTTTCTACCAGGTTTCGCACTACTATTTATCAGATCAAAAAGTGGTTCGCCGTGCTTCTCTACGTAATTAAAGAGAATCAATGTGTTACCTGAAAGGTCTAGTGCTAAGTTTTTAATGAAGTTATTTCGTCGTTCATGAGTAACAAGATACTCTATCTCGTCTTGATATGACTCAAATTTTTGATGTGGATGTTTTAACACTAAGACCTTTATCTTTAAACGTGATAAGTGCCCTTGTTTAATTAGTTCATTAGTGTTTGTAATCTTTTCGTAAGGACCGAACAAACCTTCAAGAACTAGTTTATTTGTTTTACTACCATCTAAAGTTCCTGTAAATCCAATACGATACTTTGCTTGATAACATTTTGTAAGAATATCTGTTAGTGACTTTGCTTTAAAAAGGTGTGCCTCGTCACCAATAACTGCAGTAAACTCTTGAAAAAATGTTTTCTTTTGTTTGTATACTGACTGCCATGTAGTAATTGTTATAGGTTTATCAGTAATTTTATCATGACCAGCATATATTCTATGACAATACTGTTCAGAATCCCAACCATAATCTCTAAAATCTTTGTACATCTGTTCAACCAAAGAGGTTGTGGGTACAACTATCATAATCTTTTGTCCTGTCTCTTGTAAGAAACGAACAATAGAATAGATCATGAATGACTTTCCTGATCCCGTAGGAGATACTATTAACTTTCTTCTCTTTCTTAATGCTTCGTATATGGCAGAGTATTGATAATCTCTTACTTTAAGTGTAGTAAATCTTTTTACATACGATTTTACACCTTCGTATGAAACTAATTCATCTTCTGCATCTGGTAATCCATAGTATTGACTCTCTGCAAAGTTATAAACATATCCTCGTTCTTCACAAAACTGTACCAAATAATCTTTTAGACCACAATATAGTTCCCCTGTACCTGGTGAGAATAATCTTATCTTCCCATCCCAGTACCTTTTCTTATAGGAATCCATGAACTTTGCTTCTGGCACATCAAAAGTGAAGTGATCAGATAGTTCATACCCTATATGAGGAGGTACTTTTAGTTGAAGGTATACTTCGTTTTTCTTTTTAATAAGAACATCACTCATCTAAACCCTTTGTATATTTCGCCCAATCAATCGCATTCTTTATTTGGAATGAACGATTGTTGATATTATTTATTATCTCTTTTAACGTGTTTTCAACTTTTTCATAGTAATCTAATACTGCTTGGGATTTAATAACTTCTTCATCTCCTTTAATGTATAAAGGAACTTCTGTTTTAATAATCCTATCATCAGGAGCAGTTTCTTCTCTACCCATATAAAAACTGTGTTTTCTAAGATACAGTTGGTTATGCTTATATTCTTTTTCTTTTTTAATTAATTGAATTTTTAAATACTTCTCCATCCATTTTGCATGTAAGATAGGTATTCGTCTTGCTTCATCGAATAAATCATCACCCATAACAGCGTCACTACGCCATTCATTAAGAAAATCATTGTGTAGGTTCATAAAGTAAGTTCCGTGTCGTTTTTATTTGTGAGTTTAAAATATACGTATCTAAACGTTGCTTCTGCAATTAGATACTGTACATCAGTTTGATCTGTAGAAAATTCTAATGTACTAAGTGATATAGGGGCAGCATCTACAAATTGACATTTAAATGATGTGTTAAAGTTGCTGGTAAGAATTCTAAGATATAGATCAATAGTGTCTAAGTCATCATTTCTAAAATCTTTATCTTTCATTTTTTGTGCAAAATCATACCATTGATCTGATCGTTGAGGGTATGTAATACCAACCATCCAATTATGAATAAATGAATAATTAGTACAATCTTCATCTACTAGAAACCTAACAGTCAAAGTTTCATAGGTTAATTTGTCACCAGACAATTGAAAATCATTGAGTGGAGTTGCTTGTAGTGGACCACCCATTGAAATACCAGGGATATTTGCACTTACACATTGGAAAGCAACAGCAGAAAATCCAGGAATATCTAATTGAAATCCAGTAGGTGCTAAAAAATTTGTGTTACATTGAGTCATTATAGATCTCTAAACCATGGGTGAGGAATTTGTCCGTATAGAAAACAAGAACTAAATCTGTATTTTATGTTATTGGGTATATATGCTGTATGTGATCTTTTAAATTCATAGATTGTTAACTTCCAAGGTAGTGCAGGTGCTTCACCTTCATACTCATATTTAAATTTTTCAAGAGTTTCTTTAGAAAGGTTTGGAAAATTGTTAGTGACTATTCCTTCCGCTAATCTTGTATACTCAGGATATAATGGATTATCTTTCATTGTAAAATCATAAAACATATTCCAATTACCTCCAGGTTCTTTTATCAAATCACCATGATATTTGTAAAACCTAGTAGAACTTTCTTCAATATTATCACACATCCAATAGTTAGCAACAATACCTTCAATACAATCACAACAATCATTATGAGGTAAACCTGCTGTCCCTTTACATCTCAATTTATCTGCTTCATATAAATTTAACCAACCCATACCTATATCATCAACGTATGGTCGTTTAGATTGACCAACAATTTGTTTATAGAATGGTTTTAAAAGATTTAAAGCAACATTTTGAGTGTCATAAGTTTCTTCAGTAATATTAACTTGAAAAGGATTGTTATGTGCCTGTTTTTTAATATTACTTTTATTACGTTGGTTACACCATTTTACATATTCATCAACACCAGATTTAAAAGGATTATGAATTACCCAATATCCTGGTTCATGATATGTATACTTTATTTCATTAAGAGGAGTTAACTCAAGCATACCAATAACTATTTTAATTATTTATAGCATAAAAAAAGGACCCCGTAGGGTCCTTGAGAAATATGCAATACAAGAGATTACATAAGGTTTGAAACAGATACTCTTCTGTAGTATGCGTTTGTGGAAAGGTTACCAGCAGCAAGTGGGTTGCTGTCTGAAAGTGCATCCTCACCTTTAGCAAATGGGTTAAGAACCATACCGTAACGTGTCTTAAACCCGATGCGTGGTTGGAAGTCGTCCTGACCGACGCTACGTACCATCTGTAGAGGTACATATGGGCAGTAGAACAGTCCAGCATCATAAGGTGAAGTACCTTTGTAACCGATAACATAGTACTGATTACCAGAAGTACCAGAAGCAGCAGATCCACCACGAGTAATAGTTGCATATGGGTCAATGTAGACACGATAGCGACCATTTAGAACACCAGCAAATGTGTTACCAGTTTCATCAACTGCAAGGCGGTTGTTGCCCTCTAGAGCAGGTGCATAATCAAGTACGCCTGCCATTGCTAAT